CTAAACCACAGTTAGATATCCTGAAGTCCATCCCTGGCACTAAATTGTGCGAACATGAGATGGGGCTGACCAAAGAACTCCAACCCTGTGGATTCTCCGATCCTGACGCATGGTGCCGGGGCATCGCCGACTTACTCATAATTAATGAGGAGAAGGGTGTTGCTCGCTGCGTGGACTACAAGACATCCAAGTCTGCCAAGTATGCGGACGCTTCGCAGCTAGAGCTTATGGCTCTGATGATCTTCAAGCACTTTCCTAAAGTGCGGGTAGTCAAAGGCGGTTTGTTTTTTGTAGTTGTTAACGACTTCAAGAAAGCAACTTACGATGCTACCAATGAACATACCTACTGGCGCACATGGATGCAAGATGTTGTGCGCCTTGAGAACGCATACCGCACGAACGTGTGGAATCCTGTGAAGTCAGGATTGTGTAAGAGACACTGTGTTGTAGTATCGTGCCCTCATAATGGAGGATATAATGCCTTATAAAAATAAGGAAGATCGGGACCACAAGCAGGAGTACAAAAACTTCCTGGCTAACGGTGGTCGCGCTAAACAAACCGAGCGCCAACGTGCACGCCGTGCCTGGGATAAAGAGCATGGATACGAGACACGAGAAGGCAAGGCTTTGCACCACGTAAAGCCCATTAAGGACGGCGGCAAGAGCAAGCCGGGGAACGTTAAGCTGCGTGGGTTTAGCGCCAATAGCGCAGACAACTTTAAGAGTAAGAAGTAAGGGTAAGCTCTTACTTAGGTTTTGCTTGCGCCCGGTTCCTGGGCGCTGTATGATGTTTACCCCGCCCCTCAAAAGGCGGTTTCGGCTCGATGGGATTCACCCCTCGGGCCATTCGACCATGTGTGGTCGCGTGCTATAGGAGAACTAAGTGGCTGATAAGAAGACTGTTACTGAAGCTGGTACTTCTCAAGATATGTTTGAGAAGAAAGAAATTAACGTTAAAAGCATCGCACTTGAACGCGCACTAGCAATGCTCCGTGCAGCGTCATGCCAGTACGTTGTTCTGACAGAAGACGGTACTCAGTTTACGCATGGTGATCTTGAAGTAGTTAAAGCTACAAAAAGAAAACACCTAAAGCGTAATGCACCCTATGGAGCCATGAATAAGCATTACTTGCCAATACTCGAAGAGTTACAAGTCGGTGAGATGGCGCTAGTACCGTATGGGGATTTCCCTCGCAAGCCCCTGCATAGCGCAGTTAGTGCGTGGTGTTCAAAGCATTTTGGTAATCGCAATACCATAACGCACTACAACGATCAAGGCATCGAAGTCCTACGTGTTATGTAACGTATGGAAGTTATTGAAAACAAAGCGCTCTTACTGAGGGTGCGTCATCCTCATCGCATTACGGCTGTAATACCTAAGAGCAAGATCGTTAGGCAAGGTCGTAATGCGGATGAGGTTTCTGAGGTATTAGTACGGTGGGGGTTAGAGGAATCACAGATCCTAAAGAACCTTGGTATTAAGAAGGTTCCATCCCCCATCACTATTAAATACAACTGGCCTGGGCTATACAAACCGTTTGCCCACCAGATAGATACAGCGGCGTTCCTGACCCTGCATAGGCGTGGCTATGTATTCAATGAACCAGGGACTGGTAAGACGGCATCTATTGCGTGGGCGTCTGATTACCTTCTAACAAAAAAGTATATCAAGCGGGTGCTTATCATTTGCCCGCTATCTATCATGTCCTCCGCATGGCAAGCGGATTTATTCCGTACTGTTATGCACAGGCGTGTAGACGTAGCACACGGTGATAGAAAAAAGCGTATCAAGGTTATTCAGTCAGATGCTGACTACGTTGTGATTAACTTCGATGGGGTGGAGACTGTCCAAGAAGAACTAAGAGCTGGTGGGTTTGATCTAGTAGTAATTGATGAAGCTAACGCAGTAAAAACACATACAACAAAGAGATGGAAAGCGATCAACTCAATAATTACCCCAGACACGTGGCTGTGGATGGCGACGGGCACCCCAGCCAGCCAGTCTCCGACCGATGCTTACGGACTCGCAAAAATGCTGAGACCGTCCTCCGTACCACCGAACTTCTACTCTTTCCGCGATTCGGTGATGTGGAAAATTACCCAATTCAAGTGGGTGCCCAAACCAAGCAGCGACAAAGTTGTTAATAACGTGCTGCAACCAGCTATACGTTTTACTAAGGAGGAGTGCTTAGACCTACCAGAACTTCTATACACCACACGTGATGTACCCCTCACGCCGCAGCAACTTAAGTACTACAAGCTGATGAAGGACAAGTTCCTCATGCAAGCGTCTGGGGAAACGGTGACAGCGGTAAATGCTGCAACTAACCTGAATAAATTGTTACAGGTAAGCAGTGGGGCAGTTTACACTGATGATGGCAACGTATTACAGTTTGACGTAACGCATAGGTACAACGTACTGCTAGAAGCTATTGAAGAGAGTACTCACAAAGTACTAATCTTTGTACCATTCCGGCACGCTATTGATATGCTGCACGACCGTCTAGTGAAAGACAAGTACACTGTAGACGTTATACATGGTGGCATATCTGCCAATCAACGCACACAGATATTCAATAAATTCCAGACTGAAGCAGAGCCGCGCATCCTGCTTATTCAGCCTGCGGCTGCGTCGCATGGTGTAACCCTACACGCAGCGAACACGGTTATCTGGTGGGGGCCAGTAACCTCAAACGAAATCTACCATCAGGCTAATGCACGGGTGCACCGTGCTGGCCAGAAGAACCCATGCCTTGTGGTCCGTCTCAGCGGTTCTAGCGTCGAGGAGAAGATATATCAGGCGCTGGACAAAAAGACCGAGGACATGGAGAGCCTGTTGGAGTTGTACAAGAGCGAAATAACCTAAGTCCGAGTAGTCCGTAGGGACTTGACCCCCACACAGTCGCTGTGTATACTCAGTTCACAAGTCAACCCAAGGAGCCCAACGTGAGTGAGACTGTTCCTGGCGCATCAACGGATAAGTTAGTTAAGGTGTACATCAAGATGCGCGATAAGCGCAGCGAACTCAAATCAAAGTTTGAGCAAGAAGACATCAAGATTAAAGAGCAGATGGACGCTATTGAATCCGTGCTCTTGGAAACGTGCAAGCTGGCCGGTGCCAGCAGCATTAAAACTTCCGCAGGTACGGTTATGCGTGGAGTGAAGACCCAGTACTGGACTTCCGATTGGGAGTCTATGCACAAGTTTATTAAGGAGAACAATGCATTAGAGTTGCTTGAACGCCGCATCAGTCAGAGAACTATGGGTGAGTTCTTGCAGAACCATCCTGACAAAATGCCCCCTGGCATGAATGTCGAATCTCGTTACGTTGTAACCATCCGTCGCAGCTAAAGGAAAAATCATGGGTGAACTTACCCTCTTCAAGAACGGCAATAACCTCCCTGCGCACCTCCGCCGTGGTGCTCTTAGCGACACCACCCGCTCGCTTATGGGTGGGTCGAATAACAAGCGCATCTCTATCGAGGGCGGTGTTTTCCGTATGATCGTTGGTGGGCAGGAGGTAGCGGTCAACGAAGACCGTGCCATGAACATCATCGTGATCCGTGCAGCCGAACATAACTCCCGCACGTACTACGAAGGTACCTACGTTAAGGGGGCTAAAGTCCGCCCCGCTTGCTGGAGCAACGATTCTGTAAAGCCGCATCCTGACGTAAAAACCCCACAGTCCCCCACGTGTGCGACCTGCCCGCAGAACATCAAGGGTAGCGGTACCAGCGACACCCGTGCCTGCCGATTCCAGCGGCGTTTAGCTGTGGCGTTGGAGAACGACGTTAATGGCGACATCTATGCACTGAGCGTGCCCGCTGCGTCGGTCTTCTCCAATGGGGAAGGCAACAAGATGGGCCTGCAACAATATGCACGGTTCCTTGGTGGCCACGGGATTGACGTTAACGCTGTCGTTACGGAGATGCGTTTTGACACAAATGCGACCGCCCCGAAGCTTACTTTTAGCGCGATTCGTCCGCTGGAAGAAAACGAGTACGAGACTGTCAAGCTTCGTCAAGACGATCCTGCGTGTACTGATGCGGTCACGCTGACCGTGGCTGACCTTGACGGCGGCGAAGATAAGCCCGCTGCGCCGGCTGAAGCCCCTGCGAAGCCTGCTGGCAAGCCTGTCCCCAAGGCCGCTGCCGCTGCGCTTGCCCCTGCAAAAGTTGATGCGCCCGAGCCAGTCGTGCGAGACAATGCCAAGCCCTCTTTGCCTAGCG